CCCCCGGTGGTGGTGACGTCAGTCGTCTCATCACCGTTCACCACGTTGTTGAACCTGTCCATGTTCGCAGACAGGGCGTCCAACTTGGCCTGTATCTCAGCAGCTGTAGCCATCAATAATTCTCCATCACTTCTGGATATTCAATATTCACCAGCGGGTCCAGCTCGTCATTGATACCGTCAATGGCCTCCTCACCGTATTCACTCACAAAGTAAACTGCCCCTCCGCTCAACAGGGGGGCCATCTTGACCTCCAGCTTAGCTGAAACCTTGACGCGAAGAAAGCCAGCATCTTTCACCTGGTAGGGTTCCGTGAACCTGACGGCCTGACTCTCATACCCGGCCCTGCCGAGGTACACAGGCATGGAAAACCAGGACGCGCCGGAATTGGCCTCATATTGAAAGAACGACTCAAAAGAGGCGTATTCAATTTCAGACATCTCCACGGTGAAAGAAAACTTTGTGACCTGGCGCGTGAACCTCCGGCGCGACCTGGCTGGACCTGAGTCAAACTCAGAGCGCAGCACGGGCTCGTTGGGGACCTTGTTCCAAGAGCCCCTCTCAGCAAGGTAGTTGATCTGGTTGGGCCACACGGGCAGTGTCATGTCTTGTTCCCCGCTGCTGGGTTGAGGCCGTAGCGGCGTTCAATCGCACGGTTGAGGTCGGTGCCCCCCCGGGAGATGTCCGATGCTGCCGCAGAGCGGGAGCGGTTGATGAACACGTCAACGATCCGGGAGCCGTCTGCGCCCTGGCGCTCCTCAACCTCTGCCTCGCCCTCGCCACCCATGACGTTGACTTGGACGTTCTGCTCAACCTTCTGTCCACCCTGGCGGTCAATCTCCCCGGGCCGGGTGACGCTCACGCGCTCCCCGGGCGAGGCCATGAAGTTGACCGGGGCGCTGTCCACGGCCCCAGCGTTCCCCGGTACGGTGAACCCGCCCGCAGTTGCGAAGCCCAGACCGGTCTGCCCAACGGTGCCGGTGCCGCCTGTGGCTGCCCCAAACATCCCAGCCCAGTCGATGCCCCCGAGGGCGTTGGCCAGCGGCCCCATGATCTGCTGCTGGAGCATCAGGCGCACGAGGTCCGCAATCATCCCGTCGATGAGGCTGCTGAAGTCCAGCTTGCCGGTCTTGACAAAGTCCACCAGGGCGTCGGTCATGCCGTCGAAGGCATTGGTGATCAGATCCTCAATCTGGGTGGCCGCGTCCTCTGCGTCCCGGGCAATCTTGAGGAATGCCCGCTCCATCCCGGACTCAAGGGTGGTCTGGGTGTCGAGGAACTCAATGCGCATGTCCCGGAAGGCTGTGTTGTACTCATCAGTGGTGATGGCCCCGGCGGCCATGAGGGCGTCAAGGGCTTTGAGGTTCTTCTGGTACTCCTTCAGCGGGCCGTCAATCTCCTCCAGGAGGTCCACCTGGCGCTGGAGGGCGTCCGGGAGGTTGGAGGAGCCGCTGCCGGAGCCACCAGGTGCGTCTGGGATGACCGGAGATGCAGGCCCCGCAGCGTCCAGCGCTCCGCCGCCCGTATTGGCAGCCCGGGCCTCGGCAATCTCCCGGGCACGTCCCATGATGGTGTTGACAAAGGTCCCGATGTAGTCCGTGTTCAGCGCCTCGCTGAAGGCTCCTGATGCGATGTCGCCCATCTGACCGAACACAGCGCCCACGTCGCCTGCGCCCTGTATCTTGAACTCATCCAGGCCCGTGGTGAAGTCGTCAGCCAGGCCGGCAAAAGGGTTGTCGAGCCCAACAAGCTCTGCTGCGGAGCCGATGAAGTCGAGGAGGTCCCCAACCGCCTTGACGATGCCAGAGACGCCCTTGTCCACGATGTCGATGAGGCCGTTGATGGCCGCAGCCCCGAGGGCTTTGAACGCCTCGGGCAGGAGGTTCCACACGCCCACAACGGTCTTGAAGGCTCCTGCCCACACGCCGATGTAGGCGTTGACGGCTGTCTTGACAAAGTCAATGATGGACCCGATGACGGTGGTGAACACGTCAAGGAGGTCCCCAACGTAGCCCCCCACGTTGTCAAACCCCGTCTCCCATGCCTCCTGGAACCAGTCGATGACCGGCTGGAGGAAGTCCACGATGAAGCTGAACACAGAGCGGAACACATCGCCCAGGGACACCACGCCGTCCGCCGTCACCTTGAGGCTGTCCCGGAAGATGAAGAGGGCCGCGACAATCGCGGCAATCGCTGCGACCACGAGGCCGATGGGGTTGGCCAACATCGCAGCGTTGAGTGCCCACATGCCCCCCTGCGCGACCTTCAGGGCAGCTCCGAAGGCGGCAGAGGTGACAGAGGTGGCCCCCAGAGCCCGCTCAAGAGCGATCATCTGGAAGACAGTGCCCGCAATGCTCGCAATGAGCCGTGCGGAGAAGGCCGCAAGCAGGGCAGCCCCGGCGACAAACGCCAGCCGGGCGATTGTCTCAAGGTGCTGCGACAGGAAAACCAGGCCCCGGGCCAGCAGGTCGGTGATGCCCAGCGTCTCGTTGAGCTGTCCGATGAACCGGAGGGCGGAGTTGCTGAGGACGGTGAACGCCTCGCCCACAGTGGGGGTGAGCTGGGCGAACTCCGCCGCAATCTCGGGGGCAGTCTGCTGAAGGGCATCCATGATCTTGTCGGAAGTCAGCGCCCCCTCCGCCCCGAGGTCCCGGAGCTGACCGATGGTGACACCCATGCCCTCGGCAATCGCCTGGGCGAGGCGGGGCATGTTCTCAAGGATGCTGATGAGCTCATCGCCCCGGAGCGCACCGGAGCCGATGGCCTGGCCGAACTGGCGCACCCCGGCCTCCGCCTCCATGGCGGTCCCGCCGGAGACACGGATGGCCTGATTGACCGTCTCGGTGATGTCCAGAAGCTCCTGCTGGGACAGCCCGAGGGCGTCCGCATTCCGGGCCACCCGGGAGTACAGGTCAACCGTGGCCTCATAGCTCGTGCGCGTCCTCTGCGCGCTCTGGTACAGCTCCTCATTGATACGGCTGAGGTTCTCCGCAGAGGAGGTGACCAGCTTGAGGCGGTTGGTCAGGAGGGTGTAGGTGTCTGCCTGGCGCAGTATCTCCCTTGCCCCGAAGGCAGCCCCGAGCCCAGCCAGGGCCGTCATCAGGAAGCGGACGCCCCGGGCAGCACCCATGGCACCCCCGCCGATGTCGTTGATGTTGCGGCGGACAACCCGGGATCCCCGCTCAGATACAATGATGTCAATGCGTTCAGTGGTCATCTCAGGAAGCGAGCCCCCTGGACCTGGCGCACGGCAGCCTGAATGGCCTTCTGGACAAACCCGGCGGGAGCCTGGCGGGAGGAGCCACTGTTCAGCGCGTTGATGTAGGGCAGGTTGTTGGAGATGGCGATGCCACTGTTGCGGTCCCCGTCATACCCGGCGATGACCGCCTGTCCCTGGGCGAGGGCTGAGGCGGAGTTTGCCCCTGCGGTGCTGCCGCTGGAGCCAGGGGCGTAGGCGTCAATGGCCTCCCGGGCGGGGGCGTCCATCTGGACAATCCAATTTGAGCGGGCACGGCCCTTGTCAACCGGAGTAGCCATGACAACAGCCTGGTCAGCGGCAAGCGCCGCCGCCCTGACTGTGCGGTCAGCCGCCTGGGCTATCTCAACGCCCAGGCGACCCATTCTGCGGTTGAACCGTTCCGGGCTTGCCACGTTGTTTCCCCATCCATTCCAGGTACTCATCATCAAGAGCCCTGATCATTGTCACCAGGTAGTCCCTGGCCTCGCCCTCAAACCCAAATTCCCTTCCCCATTCGTTGATCCGGTTCCACGGTATCGGCCCCGGTGCGCCATTCATCCCGATGTGGGGGCGCGTTGTGCTAAGCTCCCGGAACGCTTCAATGTAGAGGTCCAGCCCCGGGAGGAGCACGGGGGCGTTGAGGACAAAGTCCGGGGGAGGCGTTCCCCGCTTGTAGGACGCCTCCAGGACCCTCCGCTCACTCTGCCCGTGCTCCAGCTCATACCGCAGGACCCCTCTCAGTTTCCCGTGTCCAGCTCCTCATCGCCATCAAGGAACAAGCCCAGCTTCATCGACTGGTCCCGCACATCAATGTAGAGGTCCGGGAGGTCGGTGAACAGGGTCTTGCAGTTGTCCACGCTGAACTGGAAGGCCACGCCCTTGTAGGGCATGACGTTCTGGCCCAGGGGGCTGTCCCAGCCAAGCACGATACACTCCGCCCAGACATCGCGGGTGATCCGTTCTGCCAGGTCGTTGGACATCGTGTCGTTGGCCATCGCCCGGCGGTGCGGCTTCATGCGGTCCTCCATGATCTTCTTGAAGCGCTTGTTGGTCGCACCGGCCCGGGCGATCTTGATCCTGAAGTCCCCATAGTCGAGCCAGATGCCCTCCTGTTCCAGCTTGGAGCTGGTCTTGAAGAGGGCCTCTGGACCCTTCATGGACTTGATGTCCGGCTTGGTTTCAGTTGCTGCCATTGCGTCGTCTCCTTGTTACTCTGCTGCCGTTGGGAGATAGGTGAAGCTGACCGCCATCATGGAGTGGTGGAGCGTCGGGTGCTCTGCGCCCTCCATCGTGATAGGCAGCTTGATCTCAGTGTCCTTCTCCACCTGGGGCCGTCCGTCCCCGATGGAGATGAACGGAATGTCAAACACCCAGCCTGCGTTCTCCTTCACCATGGCGAAGTCCAGGCTGACGTCGTCGTTGTCCCGCACTGCCTGGATGGCCTCCACGCTCGTGAAGTAGGCGGTCACAGACCCTGCGGCCACAAAGTTCCCGGCGGTGACGTCAAACGCCCCAAGGGTCCCGATGGCCTTGGAGGGCGTCACGTTG